GCAATATCTGCTAGTGGCGGTGGCGGCGGCGGAGCTTCTGTTGCTTCTGCTCCTACTGCACCATCCGGTTCTGATATTTCTCAAACTTCTTCTACTGTAGCTGAAGCACAAAGAATGGAATCAGCCGCTGATCAAGGTTCAGTTGTAAATGCTCCAACGACAAATAATCAATCTGCTTCAGCAGGCAAAACAAAACCGCCAGCAGCAGATGTGTATAATTCAGATTTCGCTAAGATGTTAGCAACAACCTAATGGCCTCAATTTCAGACATTTTAGGATCAGTTATCAAGACTAAAGTTCTTGGTTCTAAAAATCCATCCAAAGTAAGTTCAGAAAAAAATACATCAGCTCTTACAAAGGTAATTGGCAAAAACTTTATGTCTTTGCCTGGTTTTGCTCGTGATTTAAATGTTGCTAGACAAAACATCCAAAAATTAGTAAAACTAGAAGGCGGTACGCCCGCTCGTGGCGCTGATGCCAAATTCTTAAAGGCTTCAAGTGCTGAAACGAAGTTGGATATTGAAGTTGGAAAAATAGAAAGAAGGCCTGCTCCAGAAAAATCTAAAAAAGGAATGAATGTTTTAGGAAATTTGAAGAAAACTTTTAGTGCAGGTAATATTCTAAAATCACTTACAAAATATTTAGCTGTTGGTGCTATAGTTACTGCTATATTTGTTGCCTTCAAAGATAGTTTTGCTGAATGGGCATCTGGTCTTTGGGAAACAATAAAAGAAGCACTTGATGAGTTTGTTGGAGGGATTAAAGATTGGTTCATAGAAAGTGTTCAACCAATCATCGATAAAGTTCAAGTAATGATTCAACCACTCATAGATGCTATCTCTGGCCTTATAACAAAACTTGGAGATTGGTTTAAAGAGAAAATAGAATGGTTTGCAGCTGAGTTTCCACAAACATTCGCTTTCATTAAAAAAGTAATTGATAAAATTATGGAACTTATTGATAGTTTAGTTGAAAAACTTAAAGGTTGGGCAGAAAAATTATTAAGTAATAAAGCAACAGCTTGGATGGTTCCTGATTTTGTAAAAGATATGCTGAAGATTGGCCAGAAACCAGCTCAATTACAGGCCGGTGAAACAGATGCTGAAACTAAAAAGTTTTTAAGGCAGCAGAAAGAAGCAATAGACACCGAAGAAATAAAGAAACAGGAAAAAGAAAAGCAATACACAGGCGATGATGAGATTGTCCGCCAGCGTTTAGGTTTGCCGCCAAAGACAGATAGGATGCGGCAAGAAGAAGAATATAAAAGAAAAACAATTGAAACTGCTCCGCCTCCTGAATCAATTGTTGTGCCTAGTCCTGTACCTTCAGCACCAAAAGAGGCAGCTAAACCAACACCAACTCCTGCACCAGCAGCTCCCGGTAAAGCACCGGCGGCGCCTGCCGCTCCAGGAAAAATACCAAGTGGTACTCCTGGTTTAATCGTTCAATCTTTAAATGAAGCAGGTGTCACATCACCAAAAGCTCATGCAAATGTTTTAGCTACAGTCAAAGCAGAATCAAATTTTAAAGTACAGAGCGAGAATTTATTCTATAGCACCGCTGCAAGAATTAAACAAATCTTTGGACCTAAAAGAATTCCTTCTGAAGAATTTGCACAACAATTCGTAAACAATCCTGAAGCACTTGCTAATTATGTTTATAAAACTACTGATGGAAATTCTGCACCAGGTGATGGTTGGAAATATCGTGGCCGGGGTTTTATTCAACATACAGGAAAAAATCAATATGCAGCTATCTCAAAAGCAACAGGTGCAGATTTACTTAGCAATCCTGATGGTTTAAATTCTCCAGAAGTTGCAGCTAAAGCGATACCTTGGTTTTTCTTAGGTTATAAGAAAATGAAACCTGAAGATATGGAAAATATGAGTAAGGTGAATAAAGCGGTTGGCTTTGCTGGTGGTGCTGAGTATGCTGCTAAAAGAGAAGCTTCAGCAGAACAAATCTATTCTGAAATGACCAGCGGTTCTGGATCACAAATGTCATCATCTTCTTCTGAAGTGGCTTCTGGCCAAAGAGCACAAGCAAAGCCACAAACACCAATGGTCGTAAATGCGCCTACAACTAATACAACAATCGTAAAGAAATCTCAAGTTGCATCAGCACCAAAACAAGATACTGGTTCAATGTTAGTTGGAATGGCCACATAAAAACCCCGGCCGAAGCCGGGGTAGCACTTGCATGGCATGGGTTAAGAATCAGTTAGATTCCGCAAGGGATTTGAAATAATCTAAATCTTCATCATCTTCACCAACAGATTTGTCAATGATAGATGTGTCGGTTTCAGCAACAGTATCAGCTGCTTTAGATTTAATTGCAGGTGCAGCGCCATCAAAACCTAATGCTTTATCCAATCTTTGTTTCAACTGGTCATAGGATTTGAAGTTCTTACGCTCGAGGAACTCTTTCAAACCAAACTCTGATTTCCAAAGTGCCTCAAGTTTTTCATCATCACCGTCATAGAGTGCCGATTTCTCAGCAAACTCTGATTTATCATAATTACGATAACCCTCAACATTACGAATTTTCAATTTGAAGTTAGCGCCTTCCCACAAATCGAATGGGTTAATTGGTGTTTCATCAGCAAATTCAGGATTCATAGCCTCTGTAATCTTATCAAAGATTTTCTTGCCAAACTTAAACAGTTTAATTTGGCCTTCATTTGATTTATTTGCTGGGTCAGAAATCACAAGAATATTGGCAACATAAGATAGTTTACGCTTTTGCTTTCGTGCAATATCTTTATTGGCTTCAATGCCAGAATTCCATAATGTATTGTTATGCTCACAAACTGGACATTTCTCATTAAGTGTTGTCAAGCAATTATCAATCAACCAACCGCCAGGTCCTTGGAATCCATGTGAGAATACACGAACCCATGGCAGAGCATCATCGCCATCAGCCTGAGGTGCAGGTAGAAAACGAACAATAGCCATACCGTTACCAGCTTTATCTACTTCAGGTTGCCAAAAACGATTATCATCTTTAGAACCGGCTTCGCCAGATTGGTTTGTTGCTTCGATTGCTTTAGTGAGTTTAGAGAGGTCAGAACGACCACGCTTTAGATTTGCAAAACTACTCATAGTATTTCCTTTCGTATAACGGAGTATAAATTAGTATAAACGGCTTATCCACAAAATCATATTATATCATTTATTTAGTAGCGAGTCAAGCTTTTTCAAGGTATCTTTTATGTCCTTATGAAGTATGCCTTGGCCTTCTGCTTGTGTGAAATACCTTATCACATCTTCGGTATCATCAATCAATACTGTTTCAGGTGTGGCATATTCTGCTTTTTCTTTACGACCTGTTACAATGTTTGCTTTATAATTAATGCCATGCTTACGCAGCCATTTAATTTTTTGTGCTGTAACTTCACCATGAAATTTCTTACCGCCAGCAGATGAAAGAATCTCAACTGGTAATTTGGTATTTCTAACGGCATTTAGCAACTCTTTACCGCCAGGAAACCAATCCAATTTCTCAAATCCTTTTTTATGGAGAATGAAATCTTCCCAATCTTTAGACCATTCTTTACGATCCCTTTTGGCAAGCGACAAGAAACCATAGTATTCTGTAAACTTCTTTTCAAAGTCGCAGAGAACACCATCCATATCTAAGTATATTTTCTTTATCATTTCTGTGTAATTTTTTTTAAAATCAATTTGTATTTTGTATCATCTTGTGGTAAAAACGGCATTAGTTTTTGTACCTTCATCTGAAATGTGGGCCAACGAATTGTATCGGTGATTTGTTTTGACCAACTACCCATAAACGGCAGTATTCTAGCCATCATCGCAAAACTTTCGATATGAATTTCCTTGCGAAATGTTTTGGTGAGAAGAACGGGATAATCACCATCAATCACTTTTAACACCACATTTGGATCATCACTCCCATCAAATATCTCCTTACAATCATTCTCAAAGATATACGAAAACGATTGAAGTACCTTCTGATGACTGCGAAAATTCACTTCAGCATCTTCTGTTAACAAATCACCTACCCACAAATTGTCTTTCACCATTAGATTAGCAACAATGAATGTAATTAATTCATCACGGTTACTAAGCTTGCGTGATAGTTTATAAAAATGATATTTGTCTTTGCGATTCTCAAAAGCCGTGATACTTATGTTTGTCTTGCCATTATATTTGAAGAAATCATAACTATCTTTAGCGAAATGAAGTTTGAGAGATTCGTAAAGACCGAACGCCTCATAACCTGTCATATTGGTAATCTATTGCCTTTTTCTTTCAGTAAATTCAGATCAAGTGCGTCATTGGCTAATTTTGATTTAAGGTTAGAATTAACCAATGATGCAGCCACTTCAATTTCTAATCCAGTATTTGTAACTTTAGCACCACCTAATGTTCCAGGCATTTCAAAATTAGACTTATTCAATTTTTCCAAATCAGCGACGGTCAATGGTTTAATTTGCTCGTTTTGAAACGGCCAGTTGTTTTGTGGAATATTTGTGAAATCAAAATTTGGTAATTGAATATTATCCAATTCATCTTTTATTTTTTGATATTCGATTGGTTCATCATCGTCAACAATTTCTAATTGACCTTCAAAACAATATCCACAACCACGAAGAAAATTTTGAAATTCACTTATAATATCATACAAATCATAGGTTGAAAATTCAACAGTTTTCTTTGAAGAAATACAATCATCAAATGGTATTGCTTCTTTTTGGCATACAAATGTAAATTTAGACATAATATAATTCCTTTTCAATTATTCTTTACTGCGTTTTGACGATGACTGCGGTGCTACTGGATGAGATTGTGCCGATGCTGCAAATGCTACACAAATAATATCATCACTCTTTACATATGAGCAACGAACGGCCAACGGATCAATACCTTTAGCAATTGCATTATTCATGTTTTGTGCCATTAAACTGCGGTCATGTATGTGATACCAACTAAGACATACTACAGCTGTAAAGAATAAAATTGTCACGCAAATCGCAACAACATTATCACCTTTTAAAGCTTGTGTTAACTTATCCACATTAAATCCTTTCGATTGTAAAAAATGTGTCTTCCTATTGTTGTCAAATGAACCATATTTTTCCATCTTGGATTAACATAGTCCGCATGATAGAACAAAGCGCCCTTTGATGGGTCTTCCAGTTTATCATAATTGGCATATACATAAACTGCTAAGTTTCTAACATCATTATACACCATTTCAGCTTGACCTGTCAAGCGTCTTGTTGTATTTTCGCAATACCAAGTAAATTGGCAAACGCCTTTAAATTTTTGTTTTACCACGCCACAAATATCATCTTCAAAGTGGCCAGATTTTACCCGATTAAGAGTAACAAAGGCAACGGCAACTTGCCCTTTTTCTGGCTCATATCCTGCCTCATAGTAAATGTTTTGGGCAAGACATTCTACTTGTGTTTTAGCATCAGCAGACATAAAGCTGTAATATGCTTTGTACGGTAAAATTACGATGTTTGTAACTGTTAATGCGGTAAATCCTATAGTTAATGCAATCAAACTAATTGTGAAAAGCACAATTGCTCTTTTCATTACTTCTCCTTAAAAGTTGGAGGATGGTCGAAACCATCCTTTTCCCATCAGGTAGATTTTTTAGTTGTTATTGGTTTATCTACGGTTATGTTGGAAACGAAATTATTCAAAGTTGCTGCTTTAGCAATAACTTCTGATTCGCTTGGGAATGATGGGTACCCTGGATGTTTCGGTGGGTCCTCACCTTTGAGTTTGGCAGTATCACAATCTACTGACCATTGATTGGCGATTTGTTCACGCTTACCATAATAATCGTCATTGAGCATATCTCTCGCCATTTTAAGCAGCTCTACACGGATTTCAAAAGGTGTCATATTTGACATAATAATTCTCCTGTGTGTTTGTTTGTGTATTACCAGCGGTTGTGTGTATGCTGGTTACTTATTTAGTAATTACCAATGATGAATAACATTCGCCATAATAAAAAAACAAGTAATAATGTGAATGATTATCCAAAAAGTTTTGAGAAATAATGCAATTCTTGCTTCTTTAATTGTTAAAATTGGAACATCCGGTCGGTCATCATCGGTATGTCCTATCAAATGGCCAGTAGCTCTGGCCCAAATTTTCTCAATGCTATTCAATTTACCAAGCCCAAGAAACGCAAGAATACCTAGTTCCTTCTG